GTCTTCCGATCCATCGGCCAGGGGGGTCTTAGACATTATTGGTACCCCCACTATTGACCCGCTGAACCCCTCTAGCATCGCGTTATACGAATCGCGACTCCAAGCCTTGATCCTTTGACCCTCAATCGGTTGGCCCTCTATAGCCTCATGGCAGGGGCCACAAACGGCAAGCCAATTCGACTCTTGCATTCTTAATTGTGGTGCTGAACGGATCGAATGTATATGGTGCATGTCCTTGCTAGGCTTGGCGTCAAGTACACCGTACAACATAACACACCGCTCGCATAGCGGATGGTTGGCCCTGTATCGCTCCGATGCCTTACGATGATCCGTACCGTGCCCCTCGCTGGTTGTGTCTCTGCGTTGCGTGCTTGCTCCGCCGTGACATTCGCACCGATCCGCTACTATCTTTCCGCACCTGCAAAGTCTAGGCACTGGCTGCCTCCTGCACCGCTAGGACGCCTCTGGCAATGACGCTGTTGGTCCCGCCGGTTAGATCGCGCAAGGCCCATCGGTAGTTGCTTATTGTGGCCGTTACCGCTGTACCGATCGACACTGTGAACGTCTGATCCGATCGACTGATCGAACCATCGGCGATCGTAAGTAGATCGGTCCCTTCTGAGTCCTCGATGGTGAACGAAAGCGTTAAGCTTGTCAGCGTGAAGTCGGTTACCACCGATACCGATCTGATTTCGTTTCGGTAGTACGTGATCGTGGTCCCTGCTACACGCTCTGGAGTAGAGGCTGAAACAGGATAGACGTTGATCGTTTGCCCTCCTCCGCCCTCACCCGCTGGAGCGTTCTGCAATGCCGAAACTGAGTACCTAGCGTTCGCTGTCCCGTCGTTGATTATCATGGTTGCTAAGTCAGTCATAACCTGCGTCCCTGCAACGCCCTGGGCTATCGCCGCCACCGAATGAACATGCGTAGTTGGGATGATTACAAACTCATCGCCGACCTGTGGAGCCGCCGTAAATGCCTCTTCTACCGTGATTGCTCCGTTTGTGTTGGCGTACGTGAGAATCGGGCTATTCTGCTCGTTGAGGCTGCCCGTCACCCAAAGTAAAACAGCGTGCTTAAAGGCCCCTGTTGGGTAATTGACATTCGAGGTAAACGCTGTCGATGTTGGGCTGACTGCACTCGTTACCGTGCCTTCAATCAGCGTATTGGCCTTCCGCAGGATGTCCATCAACTTCCCGAAAGTGCCTGCTGTTGTGTGGGTATTGTAGGCCTCATCCCAAACGTAAACCGGGATCGCATCGCCTGCACCGTTGGCCGTCAACGCCCCTTCACCTAGTTCATCTACCAACAGCACCGATTGAATTTCGCCGCCTGGATCGATCCCAAGACTTCCAAAGTTACCCGGAAAACTCACCCCGCTGATTGAACCGACCGAACCGGTTACGTTTCCGGTAAGGTCGCCTGTTATGCCAACAGTCCACGATGTAACCAACGCGAGGCCATCGGAAGCCAGCTTGAATCCCGTTTTATCGCTAACCGCCACTGCTGCCGTAACGCTTCCGACAGACCCTGTTACCGATCCAACCGAACCGCTTAGGCTGCCCGTAATGTCCGCCGTCTGATTGCCTAGGCCTGTCGTTGGAGCGAGGCTGAACCCTGTCTTATCCGATACCGTTGCCGTGTAGCCGCTCTTATCCCCAACCACTTGAGCATTCGCCACCATTCGCCCATCGACCAATGCGGCCGGGATTCTCGACTGAATATCCTGCGTGTCAGTCTCTACGTCGGTCGCTGTCTTGATGGTCACCCCCGAAAGATTGACCGTAGTTGTCGGCGAACCAATGTTTGCTAAATCGATTCCAGCCTCACCGCCTGCCGAAACATCGAGCGTCCTGCCTGCCGTGGTCGGTTGCAATGGCACCTGCCCGGAAGCATAGCCACCTACTTGCACCTCTCCCGATACTGATCGAGCCGAAGTCACCACCGTCACGCTAGCCGGAATGGACGCAGATTTCTTGGCGATTAGGACGAAGGACGTATGGTTCGTCTCTGCTTGCGTTGGCGTGTAAAGCACCACGCCATCGGTCGAATACGCTACAATCCCTAGACCGTCAGCCTCTGAGCCGCCGAAGGGGATTATGCGAACTGTGACGCCCGAAGTCTGGACGGTGCCATCTGCGATCAATACTACTGGCCCAATGGCGATTCGCTCGGGGCTCGCTGCGTTTCGTGGGTACATTACAGACCGCCTCCGATTAGTTGTGATTGCCGTCGAGACCAGTATGCTCTGAATCCTGCTGCCGTTGCCGCCTTACCGCGTTGCATTGGTGCCTCTGGCAGCAGCCCAAAGCCTCTACCTCGCTGATACATTTGCCTTATTTCCGCATGCGTTACGGCTCTGTAGAAAAGACGCCAATCATCCACGAATCCGTCGACCGTACGCTGTAATCCTAGCACTCCGCCAAGATTAAGAACTGTCGCCGATGCGGCCAAGGTGCCGCTATATGCTGCACTTCCGATCTGAGACCCATTGACAAACGTTCGTATCGTAGACCCGTCCCACGTCGCGACCAAATGCGCGAAAGCTGTTGCTGACGCAGTGTAGGCGAAATTGCTCGTGGCTCCATTTATAGCGATCGCTAGCCCGGAAACAGTATAAGACATCGCGAATTGCGAAACGTTGGCCCGAGAAAACAACCGCGAAAACCCAGTTCCCTGGCCGCCCGTGGAAAACAATCTTGCCCAACAAGACATTGTCAATTGAGTCGTTGCCGGTGTGATTAAAGCAGCGAGCACGGAATCGTCTATGCCGTCAAAATCCAACGCGACCTTTCCTTCGCTGGTCGCCCATGCTGTCGAATCCATATTGGTCAGCGTGCCGTGATTGTTTCGCCCACTACGATCTAGCAAACGAAAGCCAGTAGCTCCAAGGGAGGGACACCAAGCACCGACAAGACCGCGCGTTGTCATTATTGCACCTGTGGCTTTACGCCCTCATAGAAAAATCCGTGATTACCTGCGGTTGAGTTAAGGTTTACGCCTGTTGAATGCGTAATAAAAAGCACGAATTTACTCGGCAATACACCACCAAAAACAGTCCTTGCCGATACACCAGTAAAGTCATACCGCCGGTCGGAAGTGTTGCTCGTCGAAATGCTTGCAACCGACTTGCAGATTGAGTTTTTTATGTCGGCGGATGTGATCGTCTCCGCCGATGTTGTCCCGTCAAAAACATCCGGCCATCCTGAGCCATTCCAGGCAATCGCCCAAACTTCAATTGCTTTGGCCGCTAGTGGGCTCGTGCCTGTGGTGATGAATCCGCTTAGGATCATGTCCTCGTAGCCGTCGCTTGTGTTGTCAATTGCAGAGGACTCAATGCCTGCTCGCAAATCGGCATCGAACGCCAGCGAAGCGACCGCCGCTGTGATCGTCTGCTGTGAACCGTATTTCGTCAGGATGTCATTGGGCATTGCTTATCTCCTTGCGTGCGTTTTGGACTGCGCCTCGCCCTACGAGACCGATGCCGTTATGGTCGACCCATAGGACCGTCTGATCAGCCAGGGCCAGCAGTTCATCAGCCATTGCCTGCGTTGCGAATTTGCAGTCTACCATAGCCTGAATCATCAACTGCGTGTCAGGCAGGTCCATGTCGACCGTATTGAGCCGAGCAGAATTAATATAGGCCAGGATATTAATTGCGATTTCCTGGCAATCGTGGTTTTCGTTCCTCGCAGCTTTGTCAAGCTTCGCCCGATAGCCCTTTCGGCTTGCGTGTTCCTCGACCATCCAAAGCTCAACCGGCTTGCGTACCGTCACCGTCTTGGAATTGATCGCATCCGCTGCCGCTTGGTCGCTGAGGCCCTGATATTCGGGTTTGCGCAGCTCGTCGAGAAGTGCTTGGCTCATTCTTGACCTCTTACTAGCTTGACCATTTCCGCTTGTAGGGACTCGATCTTTTCCCCGAGTCTCTGCCTGTCTGATCGGCATTCCTCGTAGTCCTTGCGCGATAGAAGGTACTGATAGACGTTCGCCGACGTTAGGGCCCCGGCTATCGCTGTCCCAATGGCAATGATCGAAGTATCGTTGCTTGTCAACTGAGCCAAGAAATTCACCGCGTCACCTCATCGATCTTGCCAAATGGAAGGTAGCCTTTGTGATCGTATTGCCTGCCGTTTTTCTCGATAGAAAAGTGTGGGGTTAGCCCGAAGTTGTGCTCCGAACAATACGCCACCGTCCAGCCATCCGATTCAAACTTAGCCTGTTCGCAACGCTTCCATCGGTCGCATGGTGGGCAGTTCGGCCGAGTGAAGATGATGATCTCGCGCCGTGCCTTTTCGTGTCGATCACTAGGGCTGGGCTGGGGGTCGACCATTTTGTTGGCTTCGGCAATATGGTCCGGTTGAACCGTCAAGGAATCCTTGACACTTGCGACGACCTCAATCAACCCGTCGACCGGCATATCGATCGGATCAATCTTAGGTGGATTTTCGCTAAGCAGAAACAACAGCGTAAAGAGTCCTAGCACCATAACAAACGGCCCTCCTGATTCTTTCATGATACCCCCAGCGACAACAGGCTAGGACGACTTCGACCAAAAATAGGCTGGGGCTTTGGTTCTGCCGGATCGCCCGGTTCGAGGATGCGCCCATTGACTACCCATCGAGTGTGCTTGCGACAAACGGTCCGGTAGACAATGCGATCGCTATCGGTCGGCTGGTCGAAGCTTGTTTCGTATCGTACCGTGCCTTTGTATGTTTCTTTCATTCCAATGGCCTCGCTTGCTTCCATTCGACCCGCTGGGGCCCAGGGGTAAGTAGGTCACTCATCCCTACGATGGAGCTCCATTGATGCCGACAAAGAGCGTCGACAACCGATGGGGCTACTTCCGTCCATGAATCGTTATGGCTGTTGAGCCGCCAAATGTAGTTACGGCCGCTTCGGTCTTTTCTCTTGGAGTAGCCTAGAAGAGCGTAGGCATGTCCCCCATCGGATCGCCCAAAACTGATCGATTCCAAGACGCCGTTTTTGGCGTAGAAAGAATTGTTCCAACTTGTCCCGACGTAGACCGAACCGGCACGGGATGCGAGATACTTAAAAATGTCATCGTAGGATTCTAGCCACGCATGGGACCGGACCCTGAATCCCATTAGCCCATTGGCAATCGTCCTCATCCCATCGGTAATTAGCGTCCTGGCGTTGCCCGGGTAAGGTGTCTTGTAGGGCAGATGCTTTAGTTCGAGGTAGCCTGCTTTCGCCACCTTCAAGCCGCTGCTAATCGTAGACCCGCGATCCTGCCCTAGTAATCCATCGAGTCGTTGCGCCTCAAGGTAAGCGTAAAGCTGACTGAATTGCCGTTCGTCGGACTTCTGGCCTGTGACTAGACCCCAAAGGTACTCGCCGCAATTCGTATTCCCGAAGCCGCCACAACTGCCCATGTTGTATTGGTTGTCGTGCCTTACCAATGACCGTGGGTCGACCTCTTCGGGTGCGTCAACGTCCGACATTGCGAACATTAGCGGGGTTGCTGTGTTGGCTAGCTCGTCGCGGTTCTCGATTGTTGGATCGTAGCCGGTGAATTCACTCATGGATGATCGCCTCTAGGCTGTCAAGTAGCGGGCAAATCAGCGAATCGTATAGCCAGTCGGTTGCTTTTCTAATCACAGCGACAGGCAAAAAGGCAAGCCAGATCACAACAAAAACAGTCCATGCCAAATACCGCCTTACTGTCTTCACTCTGGCCCCTCCAAGTTGCGGTTATCCCCCGGGCCTAGCGAGCCATCGGGCAGGATGTCGTATTTGATGTGGTCGAGTTTTTGGGCCCCGAACGCCTTTTCCTTGCGTCCCGAGCCGCCGACGACATAGCCTGCGCAGAACACTAGCCCCGCGAGGACTAAGAGCATTGCGACGAATCCGACGCCGCCCATGAGGAAAAGCAGCTTGACCACAAACCACGCCAAAACGTCGATTTCGTCCATTATTTCCGCCTTCCGATTTCGTCGATTCCGTTAATCCGTTCGAGCCTGTCTAGTCGTTCGTTGGTCTTTTCGGCGTGGTATAGTCCAGCCGCAAAAGCTGCGACCAGCCCAACCAGCAGAGCGATCATAGTTGACGCTAGGGTTCCGGTCTTGTGCAATGCTTCGTGGTTGCCGTCCCAAAGCGAATCAACCCGCCTTTCGAGCCGGTCTAACTCGCTCTTAACCAAGCTTTCTGCCGTCGCTGGTTTTGTTATTGGTGCCTTTGCGTCGCTCATTACCACGCCCCTCCGATCCTTCGATTCAATTCCGCGATTTCCTTTTCCTTGCCGGCAAACGATACCGGGAGCTTTAACTCATCGATGGCCGCATAAACCGCGTTCATCGCTTCCTTTTGCTTCGCTCCTGCGTTCTCCTTAACGAATGCAGTCCAAGCCTCTTGGTCTTTGATCTCGCCGGACTCGATGAGCTTAGCCGCCTCCATGAAGGTATCGCGATACGCTTGGCGAATGTTCGGGATCGTCGATCGGACCACGGATTCGACCCCTACCGGCCTAGATGGATCACCCCCCTTCTCTGGTTGACGTAGAGCAAAAAACAACACCGCCCCGATGAGAATTAGCGGGAGGTAGTTTGTCTCTGCTGGTTTCGGATCTGCCATCGTCTACTCCATTTTAGCCCCGAGCCAACTCACCGAGCCCCTAAATTTCGCGGTTAAGGTCGGGCTGGCTAGGGGTCTATTCTTCGTCGTCAATCGCATCGTCCAGCATGTCGTTAAGCATCGCCGGAACTGCCATCGTTTCAGGGTATTCGCCTGCGTCATAGGCTCGCAGTAGCATGGCTTGAATTGGGGCCTCTTGGTAAGCGTAAGCTTTAAGATAGCCGTTGTCCTTGGCCCATTTCCAAACCTCGATCGCTAGTTTGATTAGAGCAAAAATCATGGCGATCGTTGCGGGGTCGAGTGCGTAGCTACCCTCGCTGCGAAACGCTGCGAAAAGCCGCTTGCCTAGCTTTAGCCTAGCCCTGAGTGGCCGCCCGCCTGCCTCTGCGTAGCATTCGGCAAATAGTGGCTCGTGAGTCTTGGCCGCTGCCTGGAGTCGTTCGAGGAAGCTCACTTTGCCACCTCATCGGGCGGAGAGACTGGGCGGAGAGAATCGCCCACAATCAGAGCGGAGACAAGAGCAACAATTTCGAGAATCTGTTGCTCGGAAAGGCTGGTTCGGTCTTTGAGAATTACCACCGCGATCGTGCCAATAACGGCCCAAACTCGCTTGGATTTCAAAATGTCGTTAAAACGCATAAAGGCACCCCTGTAAAAATGGATGCCCAATTAACGCACAAATCCGGCCCGAAGTCAAGAGCCGAGCCGATTCGCGTACTTCGTCGCCCTGGCGTGCAAAATCACATAATCGCTCATCGCCTCACTCTCTGCCGGGCTAGCCATCGCTTGGCAGTCTTTTGGGTGCCAAATGCTCTGCCCTCGCTCCGCTCTGATTCGCATCGCCTCTAGCCTCCCTAGCGATCCGGCCGGATGCCCGCATGGCTCGACGGCTGGACTTGGCTCATAGTCGTCGGAATTGCCGTGCTCGTCGATGTACTCGGCGGAGCTGGTCATTTGCCCTTGCTCCATCGCTTGAAAACCTCGGATACTCGAATCACATCCTCGATCACGCCCGTTCCGACTTCCGCGAGAAACGCCCCTACCTGCGATGAGCATCGAAAGCCCTTTTGGATCGGCTTGGTTTGGTCGATTGGCTTGGGCTTGGACCCTGCCCCCTTGCGTTTGCCGCCGCGTTTGGATTTGGTCATTGGTTAGACTTTGCTTTTCTTTCCTCGATCTGGCAATGCAGCCAGGCCAAAAGCCCTGGCGTCGTCCGCTCTTCCTCTCCGTAGCGAGAGGCTTCAATCTGGGCGATTTTGCCTTCGAGGAAGGTTATAACTGGGTCTTTCATTGGTTCCCTCATGTCGCAAAAAGTTGATCGCTAGAGTCCTTGCTCCGGCAGCACCACCGCCAAGCATGTTGCTGTGTTGCCGTCGGTCGCTTCCTGGCCCATTCCTCAACGCCCTTGGTCTGTGCTCGATTGCCTCGATTCCAGCCGGTCCCATCGCAAGACTCAACGCCCATCGCCTCAAGGTCATCAAGTTTGCTAGGCTGATTTACCCTAAGAACGTGAACCCGTCGAAAGTTTTGAGCCCACTGGTTTAGCGTGCCCCATTTGAACTCATCCGTGCCGCCGATGCAAATAACAACCGGTCCTGGCCTGAGTGCTTTAACGTCCTCGACGGTCATCCCGTCTTGGACTGCAATGGCTGCATTGATTTCGCAGTCGTGGACCCGCTGAACATACTTATGCCATCGCTCCAAAGTTGCTTCGGCATTGCCTGGAACGTCAGGCACGATAGCCCATCGAGGCTTCTGGATTCCGTTACCAGCCCATTCAATGAGCCGCTGCCATCGCGGTTCTAGTGCGTCCCATTTCGCAAAATCAAAAACATTGCTCTTTCGGTCCCAGCACGAAAACGCGCCGTTGTCGAGTGCGTAAGGAAACCAAGGAAACGGCCCTACCTGAGCACCAGGGGAAAACAAATGTCCTATTCGCCCGGTCTCCCGCGCGAGGCAGTGCCAGAACCACCCCGTCGAATTCGCTGGCATTACGAGCATATTAGACCCCTGAGTAATTCGCATCCTTCGGCTAGGTCGGTTGTGATTGCGTGCGTGTGAACCTCGACCCAGGGAGAGTGCGGAGCGCCAGAGGCATTAACCGCAACCACCTTTAGCCCCTCTTGGAATGCGTAGAAAATCTCCATCGCCGTTCCAAAGCTTGGCTTATCGAAATACACTAGCATCCCTTCACTGTTGTCAATATCGTCCTTGTCGTTTTCGATGATTTGATGAGCCGCGATACCCTCGATGTTCCGATAGTCTCGACGCATCGGATCGAGGGTATCAAAGTCGGCTAGCAATGCTTTTGCCTTGGTTCGCCATCCGTTGCAGTCCTCATCGGATCGCCCGTTGATTGGGCCGCAAAGATAGATCGGTCCCGCCCCTTTGCGTTTGCCGCCGCGCTTGGATTTCATTAGACCTGGGCCTTTGTCTTGGGGTTCTTGACAAACTTCGGCAGTGCCGACTTGAGTCGATCGGATTGGCTTGCGTTTCCTGCGAGTGCTAGCAGTGTTGCGTATCGGGGAGAAGACGCAACAACGTCACGCAACAGGATCGAAGCTTCGTAGCCGTAGATTTCGACCAAAAGGTTAGCGATTACTGCCCTTGCATCTCGTGTTGCGTCGTGGTTCATCTGTCATCGTCTCCGGTTAGTGCCCCGCGTCGCGTTGTGCGTCGCTTGTCCCTAGATTATACGATCGTCAATCCGTTTGTCAAACATGAATCAAAGAATCTGGAAAGATTTTTTAGGGGGATTTTATTTCGACGATCGTCCTCGGCTCGATCTCCGTCCACCGCTTCGATACCCAGGCTTCCGCGATCTGGCTGTCGTCTGCCCAGCAAATGCCGTTTAACGCATCCTCCAATCCCTTCAGCAGATTGGACGCATCGGGTTTCTGTGTGTGGTTGTTGTCGGCCCTGCGTGCCTTGCTGTGGCTCTTGGGCCTTGCGATGCAAAACCAGACGCGAAGCGATACCGGACCTTCCATCGGAGCCTGCCCGGCCATCGCGATTTTAGCCGCTAGCTGGATAGCTTGCTTGTATCCGTGGATTGGGTGCTCCTTGGGAATGTAGGCCTTTGCGAACCCTCCCCGCGTTGAAACCTTATGCCGTGGCTGCGCGATAGGATCGCCGGGAACCGTGAAGGATATCATTCTGTCACCTCGATTCTGCATAGGGGCCATCGGCTCTTCTTGTCTGGATGCCTAGCGCAAAGCACTCGGAACGGGTAAACCGCCTGATCGTCGATCCCAAAAAGAATTCTAGGTTGCCATTCTGCACCCACCGCGTCTTCTCGAACCTCGCACTCTATCGGCCCGTTCTTCAAGTCTTCCGGCGTCGGTTCGCGGTATCGCTTGGGTTTGCTTGGAGTCCACACGCCGACTAGGCCTTCTGCCAGCGGATGGCTGGACCCATTGACCAGTCGATCTAAATACCATTTCGCTTTGCGTAGATCGCCGACTCCGCCTTTCTCCCAGCACCTGAGAAGATACTTGAGCACCTGCCCTTGTAGGTACGCGGATTTATTCGATGGGGCATTGGCTATCGCTGCCATGATTATGTCGATCGCCTCGGATGGCAAATGCTTGTAGTGCGATGGGTTGATTGGGTCGTTCATTCTGTTACCTCGATTAAGTCGAAAGGGGATTGGTCGCTGTCGGATTGATACTTGCCGCTGGCCGTAAAAGTTTCCCGGTGCCAGTCTAGCGGGTCGTCGCTCGGCGGATTGCCTGTGTGGTTGCCGATCTCGGCTTGCAGGACGAAAGGCCCATCGGTTTCTCTGTCCTCGATGTTGCGCACCCAGTAGCCGCCTGTGGTGAAAGGCTCGAATTTACGCTGGGTCATTGGTTGCCTCCGTCGTTCGCCTGCCAAATAGTTTTCAGCGTTCGCTCGGCTAGTTGCTGGGCCTTGGTGGGTTCTTTAGGTTCGCAAGGCATCGACAACGGCAATGGCGTTTTCATAAACGCCGCCGCAAACGCCTTCATAAACTCATCCGACAGCAGCACCTTTCGGATCGCTTGCTCAAGGTCGGTTTCAGCATACGGCTTGCAATCGCTCTCGCCCGCGACAACCTTGCCGTTGCCGACTTCCAGCATTAGTCGATCCGGATGCCTTGAGCGATCCCAGACCTTTGCACGCACCCAAACCACATCGCCAATTTTGAACTCCGTCATTTTCTCACCTTTCTTTCCTCTTTTCTAACTTGCTCGATGGCCTCGCAGTACGCCGCGATAGCCTGCTCGACAAACGCACTTAGCGAAACACCCGCCAAGCTAGCCTCACGCCGGACCAGGGCGATTGTAGACGCCCTTTGGCCCGTGCAAAATGGTTGTTTAAGATCCTTGCTCATGGCGTGCCCTTTCGTCGCTTGTGATTGCTTCAAGGGCTAGGATTTCATACCGCTCGAATGCTTGACCCTCGGCTAGCATCATGGCGGTTGCTAGATCAAAAGCCCTGACTGCCGCCTGGCGATCAGTGTCGAATGGGCTTCGACCGAAAATCACCCCGCTCAACGCCGCCTCTGCGTACCGCCTAAACTGTGCTCGATCTGCTATCTGCTTTGAATCCATTATCGACCTCCAAAATCGTTATGAAACTCGGCAGAAACTTCGGAAACTGCCATTACTACACCCTTGCGCATCGCCAAATCTAGCTTTGCAACCTCACCGTTTCGCTGCTTAGCTACTTCGCAAAGCAACTCTTCGCTATCGCGTTTCTCTCGATGCAAGAGGATAACCGTGTCGGAATCCTCCTCGATCGAACCAGACCCTTTCAAGTCGCTCAATGTCGGCATAGTCCCTTCGGATTGCCTGCCCACCTGGGCCAGTATGATGATCGGAATGCAAAGCTCCTTGCCGAGTCTTACCAGTTCTTTCATTACGTGCGAAACCTTCAATACTGGATCGCTAATGCCCGACACCCTAATCAATTGAAGGTAATCGATTACAACCATCCTGCATCCTCGTCTAGCAACGTCGGACCTTATCCGTCCTTCGATCGCTGCCATAGTCGCCCCTGGTTTGTGCCAAAATTCCATCGGTACGTTCGAGTCTTTCAATGCCCTAGAAAATGCCGCGTCTAGCTGCCCTTGCGTGTACGTCAATCGATTCAAGTCTGACACCCGCATATCCGAGGCCCTGAGGACAAATCTTGATGCCATCTGCCGGAAGTTCATTTCGAGACTCACAAATAGCGTAGGGGTCGAATGCGTCTTGGCCGCCCTGTAGCAAATCTCCGACCCTAGAGCCGACTTGCCGATCGACGGCCGGGCACCGATGGTAATCGTCCCGGCCAGGAATCCGCCGTCTAGCGTCTGGTCTAGCGGGTCGATGCCTGTAGCGAAAACTAGCTCTTTGCCGTCTGCCTTGATCCGTTCACAATCCTCTAGGAACTCGATCACTAGCTGCCCGATTTGCTTTTGCTGATCTGTTTCGCCGCCCATGATGCCGATCGCCTTGGACATTTCGCCCGCTAGTTCCATCGGGTCCATAGAGGGGTCTAGCGACTTCGCTTTGATCTGATCGATGAACGCCAACAGGTTTCGCCGTTTGGCGTGCTTGCTAACCAAATCGGCGTAGTAAGCCACGTGTTGAGGCTGGCCCTCGTGAAGCAGTTCGATGATCCTCTTGATCCCTCCGATCGCATCTACCGCCTTGATCCGCACCAACTCCGTCGAGACGTTTGACCGGGTTATCGGCGTGCCCGTTTGAAGCATCGTTTGAATCGCCTGGAACACAAAGCCAAACCCATCGGAAACGAACGACTTCGAGTCGATCAATTCAGACGCTTGGTAAATCGCCTCGGGGTTGCATAGGATGCCGCCCATAAGAGATTCTTCGTCTTTGATGGTTTGCTCTAGGTTCAGGCTCATCGGAAGTGCCTTTCGGGTCTGACTTCTAGTGGTTTGCGTTTGGGGTCTTGGGCGAACAATGGCAAGCCACGGTTGCTATCTTGGACCTTGGAAAGCCAAGCCGTTAGGAACCTTGGCATCCCGCCTTCGGTTTTTCTCTTGGTCGGATTGTCGCTGATCCATTGCATCGCCTTGCGCAATTCGATGTCGATCTGAACGCCCGGGAAGTTGGACCGGTACTCGGCTAGTTTGGTCGCGGATAGCATCCAAGCGTTTTTGCCTGAGAGTAAAAAAACGAACTCGGTGCGAAGCTCCGGAAGAATGGAGTCTTTTGACGCCATGCTTCCTAATGGGGTTTCAGGAATCAGGAATCCGGAATCAGGAATCAGCCGGGCTCGTTCCGGAATTTTCGGTGCTAGCACCGTACTTGCACCGGGCTCGTCTGGTGCTGGTATAGAACTTTCCGTTTCTTTGCAGTGCGGGTTCTGGTGCTTCTCGAATTTCGGAATCGAAATATAGCTGCAATCGTTGATCTGGTAACGAGTTATGAATTTCTTGGATGCCAACTCGTTGAGCAACTTTTCAGGGTCGCAGTTGTCATAGGGTAAGACTTCCGCCTTGATCTTCTTTGGTCGATCCTCCAATCGGCCCCTTCGATCGGCCACGGTCCATAGCCCGATGAATAGAAGCCTAGCTAATGGGCTGACCTCGGATAGCACTTCGTTCGTAAAGAACGATGGCTTGATGTTCCTAGCTCTTGGCATAATGCCGTCCCTGTTGATTGAAAATCCCCCTCAGTACACAGGTTGGCCGCCTAGCGTAGAAACGCTCGAAGATGCACCGAGGGGGGTTGTGTTTTCGTCTGGCGGCCAAACCTGACGCCATGATTATACTCGTTTTGCGAACCATTGGTATAGCGGGATTACTCGAAAGCGACCGCGATCTTCTTTGGCTTCCATAGTGTCGAATGGAGCAACGCCCGAAAGCCTTCCTCGGTCAGCATCATTGGTGCGTTCTTAAATGTCTCGCAAGCGAACGTAGCGACGCCCTGGTCATTGACCTCAACGGCCTTGTACCAAACCTTTGCTTCTAAGTCGAAGGTAAACCCATAGCTTTTCAGCGTTCCCTTCAGCCTAAATCCCTCGCCTCTAACTACGCATGTTTTCGATTCCATTGATTGCCCCTTAGTTAAATTACTCGATCCATGTCTGCGCTAAACAAACCGCGCCCAGCAATCCGCCTCATCGTCGAAATGCCAGCCCAGTTCGTCCAGCCTTTCCTTGTCTTCTTCGCTTGGGTCCGCTTCTGGCCCAAAAATGATATCGTGCTCCGCACCGCCTAAATCAGCCTCTCTCCGATCCGTATGGCCCTGCTCGGCTAAACCCGCTGGAACCTCCGCTGTCTTCGCGAGTATTTCCAAGCCTTCAACTACTTCTCTGATCGATGCCATGATTGCCCCTTAGTTAAGTTACCAGTACCGCTCTTCAGCATGGCCCGCTTCGACCATGCGTAAGTTGATCGACGATTGCATCATGTTGATTTTGGTCTCGTCAACATCCGCTTCAACGTCGTGATAGTTATCATAAAGGACCGCCAGATACCGGCCGTACTTGTCGGTCTTCTCTTTCGGCTTGCGGATCATCTTTCGAGTCGCGACGTATAACTCATTGGTAGCCCCTAGGAGCGACTCTAGGTAGGCCTTGGCGATTTTGCCTGCTTCGCTCGGCATCTCAGGTGCGTCGATGCCGTAGAGCCTGCAACGCTCCTTAACGAACGTACTTAGCCCCAGGTCGATCAACAGGTCGACAGTATCGCCGTCGATCACGTCGATTAGTTTGGCTTGGTAGGTAAACATTACGGCACCTCAACTTCTTGGCAAACGTCGTAGTTGTCGTGATTCTCTGGCCCTTTGTCCGATAGCCAAAAGCCCCTCGAGTGGTCATTATCCGCATAATACGCCCACACCTTCCGCTTCGGCGGAGGTGCGATCGGCTCGGCCCCTTGGTCGATAACCCAACTGCGACCAATCAAAAACATCCTCTGCCCTGCGTTGTTGTAGCACCACTCGAAGACCCCGTGTTCGGTCCAGATGCCGAAGCAATGAAGGGGCGAGCCATCGAGCCCGATCCGCATCCCAAAGTAATGGCAAGACTTCCCGCATGGGGTTGTCTTAATCGCTGAAAAATCAATCATAGTATTTCCTTAAAACAAAAACTCTGATCGAAACTTGATTGCCGCGTCGATTCTAGCCCGTGCTATCTCGATGTATTCGGCTTCGCGTTCGATGCCGATAAACTTAAAGTCCTCTAGGATTGCCGCCTTGCCCGTCGAACCTGAGCCCGTGAAGGGGTCTAGGATCGTCCCGCCGGGGGGTGTGATTAGACGGCAAAGGTAGGTCATTAGGTCGACCGGCTTAACTGTGGGATGGTGATTGCTAGTAGGCACTCTATTACTACGCTCGAACGTGCTTTTACCGTCCGGCTTTCTTTCGTGGGTTTGCCTGGCCTCCATCCCCTCGCACCCTTCATCCCTGTCGGCCTTGCTGGCCTTCGGCGAGTAGAAGAACCTAGCCGCATCGCCTAGCAACTCCGTTACCTCGTCGCTGCCATCGTGCGTGAAGTTGGCAGGCCATCGGCCTAGACTACTTGTCTCGTTGCCGCCATTGGTCGATACGTAATCTTTCATCTGGTATGCGTTGCCAATGCCCAGGCGATTACCAGAGCCCTTTGGCGACTCGTCGCCGGTAGGTACCCTGCACCCATCCACGTTGATCGCCCCGGTTCCATGCTTTAGCACGTTCGCCGCGACCGTACCCTCTAGGGGCCTGCGGAATAGCCACCACTCCTCTGCCGCCGGTTTAAGTGCTGTACCCCATCCGGCCCATTGCTTAGCTTCAGGGGTAGCGGGAGCGGTGTCCATCGTAGTCCCTCCGGTCTTGCATTGAGAATAGCCGCCTGAGTATGGCTGCCCGCCGTCTCCGCTGTGGTTTTGGATATGCCCACCCGCGTAAACTTTCGGCCCTACAACCTCCCGCTCTGCCCCTGCCATCCGGTCGAGTTGCTTCGATACGTCGAGTGACTTAGGAAAGCCTGAGCCGAAAACATGGTAAATTTTTTCGCGCACCTGCCAGCCTGCTTCCTCCCAGGCGTCTCCGGTCCAATGCGAAGTTCGGGGGATCGCCCAAACTAGAGCGTGTCCACCGGGCTTGATAACGCGAAGGCATTGAGCCGCTACCGATTGCATCCATTGGACCCATTCGGTTTTGCCGCCCTTGTCCCGGTCCCAAGCCTTACCCATAAAGGCGATTCCCGCCGGGGGATCTGTGACAATCGCATCGACCGAGCAATCGGGGAGTGTAGCCAAGACTTCGAGGCAATCCCCGCGATGTAGCGTGTAGGTCATCGTCCTGCCCTCGTCGCTATGTAAAAAAGCATCGCCCCGGCCGCCATAATCATCACAAACGCCAGGACGCTTGCGACTACCTCGAGGAATATCGAGTAATGAGATTCGCCGTACCTCTTCTCTAGCCTCGAGATGCGATCCTCAAGGGACGGCTCTGATGGCTGTGGTGGTTCGTATGGATTCATTGGCTTGCCTCCATCCGCTTGACGATCAACGCCCGAGCGAAGCATAGACCGTTGACGTAGCCGATATGGCCGCAAATCGTCTCGGGTGCACCTGGGCTGCCGTACCTAATCCTAATGTTCGCTCGTTCCGTCGCTTCGATTTCCGCATCGATCGCGTCGATCATTTCCTGGTCGGTCATAGCCCCTCCCCTTCCTCGACAACGCGATCGATTTCGATGCAGGCAATGCGATTCGCGCTAGCAAGCCTGCCTGCGTCTTCGCGATCCTCAAATAAGCCGACCGATCCGCAAGCGTCAACATTGAGCCAGCACCGCACCCGAACCGTTTTCTTTGGCGGAGGGGTAAGGTCCAGCATAGGGTCGCCAATGCCATTGCAAGTGTTCGAGCCTCCCTTGCGCCATTCAGTAGCGTAAGTACCCCCGCATTTTCCAGTCCACTCCCCGATGTACCGCTGTCGCTTTTCGCAAAACCGATGGATAACAGCATCGCATCCATTCACCAACTTAACCGGTCCGATCTCCCATTTTGGGTTACTCATGATTGCTCCTTAAATGTTGTGAATGCCGCCCGGTAGATATTGCCCGATGTCGATCCCTGGGTCGATCGCCACCAGATCTAAAACGCTCTTTGGGCCTTGATGCCCATAGTACGATCCATCCTCGCACCAAACCTCGCAGTGCCAGTCTTCCGGATGCCCTCTGCGGGGTCCGTCAGTCCGCAAGCAGACCTCACCGCGCCAGCCTGCCCCGACGCGTCGAACATTCCGCACATGATGCCCGGCCCTGGTTGTTGGTTGCCATTGATCGCTCATGATGTCACCTCCGCGCCAAAGGGGCTGCCGTCGTCGAACTGCGTGCCAGACTCGAAAAGATGCTGGTAATCGTAGTGTCGCCTGTCTAACCCCCAGACGCCCTGGTCGTTGTAGTCTCCTGGCTTAAATCGCTTGTTTGGTTCGCCTGGGTGCATTAGCCACCGATCCCGATGAGGCTCGAACTCCGCCGCATTCGCAAATGCCCGATACTGCTTGGGCTTCTCGATCTTGCGGATGATTACCCTGTTAACGTAATACGAGTCGTAATCGCAAAGTCTTGGTTTGCCTTCGGGGCCGACAACCCAGTCAGCATTGAAAACAGGCCTGCCCACCCTCACCAACTCCCAGCCCTCTGGGATTCCTTCGATGTTACTCACCTTGCACCTCCTTATTTTCCTTAACCGTCAATTTGCCGGTCGACCGCGAAACAACTTCGCCGTCCACAATGTCGTCGACCTCTTCGCGGGTCGAAAGACCTAGCGACAATTCGGGAGCGTAGCAACGCACAAAGAAAGCCGCTGCCCTGTACCGCAACATTTGCTCTGGCATCGTCTGCCACTTCGAGCCGTTCTTGCCGTGCCAGCCTTCGGCCTTTGCCATGCCGATTGTAATCTCGGTCCCTTCGAGGACTTCGCCCGTTTCGCGTTCGACCGCCGAGCAAACGCACCCAAAGTCGTCCTTGCCTTTCGTGCCCGTGAAGCGATAGCGTAGCGGGCTAAACTTGCCCGACTTGTTGGCCGTCGCGATCAGGAATTGACTCGACCAGGCAGGTCGACCGTGAACCACATATAGGTTCTGCATCACCATAAGCGGGTCAGCATCGAGCCGCTGAGCCATGTTCAAGGCCACTAGGCAATTCGGTAGATTGTTCTGGTAGTCCTTCGGTATCAACGTCGACTTGCTTAGGGCTGTAGCAACCCTCTGAGCCAACGCAAAGCCATCGGAACTGCTGAATCCTGCCTCGATGACTTGCGTCGTCTCGGGCTTAATATCGGTCGTTAAATCAGTACTCATTTACTTTCGCCTCCTGGCTGGAACATTGATTGGAAAAACACCTCGCTGCCATTCGCTTAGCCAATTGTTCTCGGCCTTGCGATCGATGTACTCTTCGATGAGGGCTTCGTACTCCGATCGCCCTCGATTGATCGACTCAGCATCCAGTTCGTAAACCGCCGCTTCGTGTGGTTGTTTCGAGCGAACCACCCCGAAATAGAATCGAAACGGTTCGCCGTACTTGGCCTCCATCGCGTCGCTGTAGATCGCCGCTTGCCTGTGGTAGCCGAAGTCTTCGGCGTGCCAACTCCAAGTATAGGGGCTAGGCTCGTGCGATGTTTTCAGGTCGATAATCAGCCGCTCCGATGGGCAGACAAAATCGATCTTGCATTTAAGATCGACTCGAAAGTTGCAAGACCCTTCGTACTCCATCGCGTATTCCGACTCGAAAAGCTTCTCCGCCCTCGATGCCATGATAGCCGCGATCGTCGGATGGGACTGGAAAGCCTTGGCGATTGCTAGGGAGTCGGCGAACTCTTCGCGAATGAGGATCTTGCGACTCCCGATTCCGTTAGTGTTGCCTGCCCCTAACTGATCGAGCATCCACCTTTCAAATGCCTTTGTGTCACGCCCATAGGGTTTCCTGGTCGTCGGATTGATCGGCCCATCGAGCACAACATACTCCGCATCGAACCTTTCCGGCTCTAGGGCCAGCATGTGAACCGCCGAGCCCAAGAGCATCGCGTCGGTTTCCTGGCCCTTCATTTCGCCCGTCACGAATCGCTTGTAGAACTCAGCCGGGGAGCGATTGAGGACCGATAGCGACGAATTCGAGAGGGCCTTGATTGCGTGGTAGTTACTCATCGCTCGTCCCTTTCCGCCATCATAAAACTTGCGACATCATACGCGCAAGTGGCCGGGTCTTGCTTCATGCTTTCGATCGCAAGCAGCATTTTCGGATTAGCCATAATCCCCGCCAATGCTTGCCCTGCGAACCAATCGCGAAGGGTCATGCCGGTCGAAACAAACCCTCTCGCGTCCACGCATGGGAACGCTGGCCCGCCGTCGTTGATCTTTTCCATCTTCCTAGCCTCCTAAAAGCACCAAACCCAAAACAAATCCGACGACGGGAATCGAACCCGCAAGACCTGTGATCCCTACGAGGGCAGGTTGTGTTGCCATTACACCACGCCGGATAGCTAGCCTCAGCCTGTACCAGCTGACTTGGCTTCGGTCGATTGGGCTGGATGATTCCCGGCTCGTACCGCTCACCGCTTTTTTGTGGCCAACAGACGCCACGGGTCAAGCAGACCGAAGATACTCACGCAATATGAACACGCCTTTTTCTAGCCACTCGACTATCGCCTTGTCGGGAAGCTCGACCGTATCGCCGACCTGCAAAACGTAGTGCTTCGGCTCGGGCTTCGGCTGATCGATCTTGCGACGGTACCAGATGCCTTCGCCTTGCTTGGGATTACACCCGTTAGCTAACTCGATCCAGCCACCAAATCCGCGAATGAAATCACCGCCCTGTACCGGTTCATCAGGAAACTTCTCAAGCAGCCTGTACCCTTCGCCCGGATCGGGCTTGTCCAAGTACCATTGCGGGGGATCGTAGACTTGGCAGTAACGATGGTAAATCAAACCAGTAGACGCCCAAACGAATTCGTCTGACTCACCACCACGACTCCATCCAATAAGAGCGCGATATTTCCAGTCGCCGCTGGCATCATCGCTAAACCTCGCCTTAACCGTCTCCCCTTCCATCACTCGCGCAACATCCGCCACCTTCGCGTCACGCCAAAACTTTTCTACATAGCTCATTTCGATAGCCCCTTAATTTCCATTTCGCATTTAAGACAACTCTGTCGGGTCAGTGCTACGTTGCACCGATCGCACCAATAACCGCTCGTAGTGTGCTTGTCGCTATTCTTTAGCCTTGCCCTGTGTTCCCTAATGCCCTCTGGCAATTTCTTCGGCTCGATTACATAAGGCGTAAAGTACTTGATCCGATCCAAGTAACGCTTGCGACGCTTTGGAATCGTCTTTGCGTGCGACGATAGAATGCTCACGATATCGACTCCAAAACCGCTTAGCAAACTGCACTTCGGGCACTTGTCTTGCCCCGCGTTTAAGTGCTGATCCGTACATATCTTGCATTTTTTCGCCACCATTGACCTCAATCATTTCGTATTGAACCGGACTCGACTTGCACCCGACAAGCACCGCCAAAAGTATTAAGAATCGCATAACGCCGCCACCGTTAAAAGGAACACTAGAACCGCCGCACAAACGCCACCGAGGTTGATTAGTTCGTTAATCATCCATCAGCCCCCATAGAACCATTCCGCAGCCGAAGGAACACCCGAGGACGAAGCCTGCTAGGACAAGTAGGATTTCCATGTTAATACCTCACGTGCATCACGCCGTTAGCGTCAAGCATCTTTCGTATTTTGATTTCTACCGCTCGAACCGATCTACCTGGGAACCGATCGAGAAACATGCTCGCCGCTCCCCTCCGGGTCTTTGTTTCATGATGGCACTTCGTAAGATACTCTTGCTCGCTGATCGTAAAGTCGCCGCGATAAATCGCCTTGCGTCCTCGCATGGCAATTGTTTCCCATGTCTTTTGCGGTGGCTCGATTGCCAACCGGCCGCCGTCGAATCGAACCTCTTGGGTCGTATCGCCCTCCGCCCAGGATTCCGCGCAAAGTTGCTGCCACTCACGAGGCCAGGATTGAAAGGCTTTCAGGGCCTCAAATTTGTTTTTCACGATTCACCCCCCCCAGTTCATCTGCTTTGTCGCCGATCGCTGCGCGAATCGCCTTGATTTCCCGCAAGCAGGCTTCTAGCCGGTTCGTAAAGTCGCTGAACTCAGTCGCGTACATTTCGTGATCGGCGAACCGGTCGACGTTGTAGGAAATGAGCGCAGCTGCATCGCCTAGCTGATACTCTCGATTCCACAAAAAATCTATTTTCTTGTCGCCCTTCATCTATTCACCCTCCGCTAAAACTTCCAACTCAATTCGCAACGACACCGCGTCATCTGCGTCAATAGGCCCGCAAGCCTCAACTTCCCACTTCTGCCCGCTAGCCAATGACAGGCCCGAGACCAAACGCTCGGCTAGAGCCTCCGCTGCTCGGATGCCAGGGTCCGTTGATAACCCGATGAACACCAAGTCCATCAATGCCGGTATCGGGTTATCGTAAATTTCGAGCTTCCACCATTCGCCGATTTTGAGCGTTCCGGCTTTCGCTTCGTGATCGTAACTACACTTCGCAATCCGCGTCATTTTGCTGGACTTGTCGCGGGCCTTTCGGACGATCGCTAGTAAGTAAATGGGGTCCATCATTCGCTCCAAGTAAAAGGAAAAAGGTAAAAGGACTGCGACGGAATCGAACCGTCTTGGCTTGCTGCGGGTGTCAACGAAACACCCCCGAGCAAGCCTTTTAGCGTCGTTGTGCGTCACCTCTGCGAGGATCTTGCACGCTAGCCCCTATTGGCTGCAGTCCAAAAGGATCGGGCAGGGGTCTCACCTGCTACTGGGTGAAAAGGGTAATACTTAATAGGTATCCGATCCTCGCAACTTAGTGGGGCTGTTGCCGCCTTGCTGGTTTCGCCTCCAGCCCGGCCCAACTTGCGGTTAGTTTTTCATGTTGTCTCTCCTTATGCTCTGCGATTCGATCGCGGGCCAATGAAAGCCTAAGCGGGCTTGAGTGTTCCACTCAGTCGAAATATCGAACCCGGTCAGCTAGTAAAATCCAGAGCCCCCGGCAGGATTTGAACCTGCGCCCGCTAGCGTGCTAGCGTGTTCCACCGCAATAACTTCGGAGGCTGAAGGCTAGACTGCCGCATAGGTAAAGCGATAGCCGTCTTGGTCCTCGACCCATCCCTCGCCGCCATCGGTATCGTCTATCTTGTCGCAAAGCATTTGCTTAGCTTCCGTAAAATCGCGAGCCATGATTGAGCCTTGCTCGCTGTCGGTTGCGAAGCGGTACTCAAGAACCTTTTCGGCCAGTGTGCTGTAGTCGACCTCTGCCTGAAATGTTGGCTCTACTCCGTTTTCGTCTGGCCCGAGAAATTTACCAGAGACATCGAAATAATCTATCACGTTTACCCCGCACTGGTCCGCTGCGTCTCGGTTTGGAGTCCAGCCAGTGTGTACGATCTTACCTGCGTCTAGTGATTGCCTTGTGATTTCGGTTGCTGTTTTCATCTCTCATCATCTCCGTTAGTGTGTTGAAGTAAACCCAGACCCCGAAGGGTTTCGCCGTTCCCGGCTCGTCAGTGGGCTAGATTAGGCGACCTGAATTTTGACAAGCATGATGTCGCCCATTGCCAATCGCAGCTTCGACTTTCCGTGGGTTACGCAGAGGCTGTCGGAAGACATAAAGAACATTCCGGCGTGCCTGCGAGTGTATTTGGTTGTTCTGGTGTACGTCGAAACATAAACCGTTTTGCCACTGGAAAGAGCGTTGTTGAGCTTTTCTGCGATCGTCATCTTCTATCGTTCCCGGTCTTGCGTTGTGCGTCGTTCGCGTTGTGCGTCCGACTGATGTACAAAGATTATCGCCTTGTCGAACAAGATTCAATAGGGAATCCGAAAATCTTAGCAAGATTTCTCGAAAAGATGCGTTTCGCCAAGGAAAACGCAGGGAAAGAATTTTACCACTTATCTTTTTTTTGCTCGATCGGGGGCCTTGGCTTGTCGTTTTTGGGTTTCATCTGGTAGGCCAAGACGCCCTTTTTCCAGTCAGGCAGTTCGTCATACCGCTCGGCCAATTGCCTGATCTTTTCGCGGGTTTCTTTGGGGATCGACAGGATCATTGTTGGTTGGATTTCCGGGGGGGTGTTTAGATTTCGTCCGATGCCCACTCATCGGCAAGCATTCCAAGCGAATCCAGCAGGGAAAGTAGCTCCGATTCGGCCTGCAAAATCACCTCTTCCCTCGCGTCAGGAAAAAAGCCGTGTAGCCATTCGTGGATCGTGGTCCCAATCGCGTCAGTCCCAGTTAGCCTTTTGCGAATGGCGATAACCTGCGAATCGTAGATACACCGGCCTAGGTTCGATGGCCCGAGGATTCGATTATCGCTAGTGAAAAGACAGGTCCACTTCGACCCGCGAATCTCGCATGGGATAGCCTTGTCCATTTACGCACCCCTAAGGCGAATGGAATCAACAAGCCTTTCGATGTCGCTGGACGATGCGTACTGGGCCAGGATTTCGATTGCGAAACTAACCTTGTCTGAAATCCTCTGTCCCTTTGGCTGCTTAGTTGACCACAGCTCAAGATTTTCGATTCGATTGTCCCCTCGATCGCCGTTTATATGATGGACGTTTTCCCCTTCAACCAAAGGCCTTCCGAGGCTGTTTTCCATTATCACCAAATGCTCGTAAACGTACCCTCTGCAATTAGCTCTCGAATGATCTGGTTGAAGCAAACGAATGTAGCCGTTGTCAATCGCCTTGCCTCCCTTCCAGTTGTATCGCCTGTCCCCGCGTCGATTCCTGGCTTGATCCGCAGCAAAGCAACCGCAACTGCTAGTCCATCCCGTTTGGAGTTTATGCGCCGTCGTTTTCGTCTCCTTTCCGCATTCGCATTGGCAACGCCACCTCCAGGCCTTGTTGACGCGAACCTTTTCCACGACGGTTAGCCGCCCAAATTTTCGCCCGAGGATCATGCTATCGGGAGTTGGACTAGATTTTTTACGCGGTTCTAACTTCGCCATTTTTAGCGATCCTCATATTCCGAACGTTAAACGTCTTGTCTTGGGATACTTCTACTAAAGCAAACCCGTGATTCCACCTGTTTATTTTAGCATATCCAGGCGTTAAGTCACATAGGCATCCAGTCGACCAGATAAAAGTTTCCGAATGCCACATGTCCGTGTCTGCGTGCGATGAAGTTTGGTGGCTATGCCCCACCAAGACAGTATGATGCGTCCGAAGGAATGCCCCCCTAGCCGGATTGACCGGGCTAAAAATCGACTTGCCTAATTCGTGCCCGTGGAGGACCGGAAGCTTGCCTAGCATGATTGGCCTTTGATCGCCAACCGTCTCGATCCCTAGACGCTTGCACTGCGTCAGTTCGTCAATTCGGACGTTCGCTAAGTCGTAAATCTCAGGGGCCCGATTCCAAATGAAATGATCCCATCGTTCTTCGTGGTTGCCGTACTTGTAAATGATCCGTTTTTTGCGGAATTCGTGCCGTAGCCATTCTAGCCCCTCGATTACCGCTTGAAGCTCGACCGAAAAACGCCGGTTCTTAGGATCGCGTTGGTGCCGGGAGACTTGGTAGAAATCCGCTACATCGCCGTTAAGCAAAAGGGTATCGATCGATTCTTTCTTGAGCGCATCTACTGCCGCCTTGAACGCTACCTCCGAGTGGTAGGGGATGTGAATGTCTGAAAGTATCCCGATTCGCTTCGCGTCAACTATAAAGGGTTCCCAGGGCTCTGCGAGGGATGGGGGCATCTTCGGGACTTGCCCCGCTTTGCCCTTGGGCCTTGCTTGCGTTGCTGTGCTGCGAAGTTTGTTGCCCGATGCCCCTCGAATGACCCGGATGAGACTCCTAGCCCCGTCGACCGAAGTAAAGCTCTCGGGTCGCTCGGCTTTGGCCCGTTTGGCTAGCCCTATGTTCGAGTGGTCAGGGAACTTCGCGCAAAGCTCCTCAAGATACAATCTCGCTGCCGTCTTCGGTTGACCCATCGTCTTTTCTCCAAATCGATAGAGCCTCTTCAATGGTCAGCTCAGGCTTTCCGAGCTTGCGGTTGACTGCGTTGTGTAGGTTGACTCCCCATCGAAAGAACGCTTCGGGGGTAGTGAGATCGGGGGGGATGTCGGCCTTGTATTTTGCGTAGAACGCTCGGCATCCGCATTCGTATTGGGGAATGGTTGATTCCCAAGACGCAAGGCCCGCAGCATCGACGATAGAGCCGTTGTGCAGTGCGATCCAAGGGTTTGGCCTTCGCTCGATTACCACGCCGCTAATCGTTATTCTGGGCTCTGGCCTTGGTCTTGCCCCTATCGCCGAGGACAACCTGAAGCCTTTGAGCGTGTCCCTTGGAAACATTAGACTAGCTCCAATGTGACGGTTGGAAGCGACAAGCAAAACGCACCCGCTGGGTAGTCGGTCCTAATATGGTCGCAATTGTAGCCGGTTATTTTTCGCCCGCAAAACTGACCAAGGTAGTTGCATGGAGTTTCGATAGAAAAAACGCCTTCGTTAGACGAAAAGCAGCAGTTCGGGACCACGCAAAGCCCGCCAGCCTGTCCGTCGCAATCTACACCAGCAACATTGCCGGGATTGACATAATCGACATCGAGACCGCCACACATGCTAGCTCCTTCGAGGCCATTGCCTAGCGTGCCTTCGTCGTAGTCGTCAGCGTCCTTAACAAATCGATCAACACCCAAGAAAAGACCCTCGCACTCTGGTCCTGCGTAAAAACAACCAGACCCTTCAGTGCGAACAAAGCACCCTGAAATAAACGGCCCTTGCTCGTACATTCCATTCGCTTGAACCTCAAAGCATTTCAGTTCGCCGGTCTCCTCGTCTAGCCAAAGCGGACCCTCTTCGAGATTGCAAACCGACAGATAGCCGTATTCCGCCTCGTCGTACAAAGGCACATTCCCGAAGCAGTTGGTATTGCCTATCGCAAGGTCGCAAGGGATCTGCGAAACGTCGCAATTGGTTTTACCGTCGCAACATGAAAACGGAGTGTCGTCATCCGCTGTAATTTCGATTTCGCCCGTCGGCAACTCATCGAAGAATTTAGCCCGCGTAATTTCAACCGTGCTCTCTTCCGTGTACTGGATTGCGTCCTCTGGGCAAGTGTCGGTATCGTCGCCGAATTCGCTAGACCAACTTGCCGAGACGGAGCAATCACCTGGACGAAAGACCCCGGTGCAAGACTGCGTAGCTTGCGAATAGTCTATCTGTGGGCTCATGCCTTCCTTGACCAAAAACTCATAGGTCGCCGCTATGAAATACTTGCAGGTAGGAACTTCATCGCCTTCGCATTGAATGAGCGTCTTGCCGATCGTGATCTTGATGTCTGTTAGTTGCCTCCAAGTACCAAAGAATCGCCTTGCTGTAGCCGTACCGGAAACCGATTTGGACTGAACCAAAGTGCAATCGCAACATCCTTCCGGCTCTGGGTCGGTCGTCGTTAAGAATGCGTTTTCTTTTCGGTAGTAGTTGACCGTGAAGGAATCCGTAATAACTCGCTTAGCCCACAGGCTGCAGTTCTCCGAAATAGGCTGGCACAAAAGAACGAATCGACCTTCGAAGCAACACCCCTCCTGGTTGGGATTGATTCCGAATTGAGGGTATACCGGGTCTCCTGGCGATCCGTCGCAATTCTCATAGGGGGTCTTTAGCTTTACCCCGGTAAAAGGTATTTCGCCGCCTGTCAAGCAACATGGGCAACCGCATTGTCCGAAGCATCCCATTTAGCAAATCTCCACCGCGAAAAGTTTATTACCGATTCGGAACACCTTGATAAACTTGCCGCTTCCGATCTGCGATCCTGCATTGACGACATTTACAGAATGCAAGTCGCTGATCGTGTTGGCGTCGCTTGTTTGCTTTAGCATCGCCGTCCCGGTCCCTAGCGTCGTTCCTGCCCTTGCTGTGATGATCGAGGTGGCTACCCCGATGTAAATCGCGTTGTCTGAAATCGCGTCGCTCTTTGACCCTCCACCGGACTTGCTTGGGCCTATCTGGGCTAGTAGTGCCTGCGAGTCGGCGTAGTTGAAGCTGTAGAGCGTTTCGTCGGCCACTATGACACCCTGATCCAGCTTAGCGAATCTTCTTTTTTAACCCTGAACGATAGCTCGGCCGGGGTCGTTGTCCTGGCCCCCGAACCGTTTAAAGCCCCGACTATTCCGAACGCTTTTGTGTCGTCCATGTATCGCTGCAGAACACCCCCTTCCTTGTAAAACGGCCCTATGTCGGCCCGAATGTCGTCATGGGTATCGGGGTCGTAAGTTACGCGATACTTTGCACGCCATGCTTGGTAGCCTGCGTAGATTCCTAGTTCAGCCTCTTGGACTTCGATGAGCATCGTTCGCGCTGCAAGCACTTCCCTTCCGGTGTCGAATGACGACGAATTCACCGTATCGTTTCGGTCTAGAAAATCCTTTAGCGTTAGCGATGGGCTGTCAAACTGAACGAACGAGAATTGGCAAAGGCTGGTGGTCGTCGTTAGCGGCTGATCGAATGGAGTTCCGGCCGAATTTACCCCAGCCTTTGGCGTCGGCGTTGTGCGATCCTTGGCGAGAACCTTTTCCTTTGTAGTAAACGAGTCGATCTTAAAAATTGGAATCCAAGTAGCGGGGTTGTCGTCTTTTTCTTCGTTCTGCCTTTGTTGCTCGCTGCCTGTTTTGAAGTTGGCCGCAACATTCCAAAATAAAGCGTGCTTTTCTTCCCGTTCGCAAGTTACATCGTCGCAAATCAATTGCAGGGGGCCATAGAGCAATCCGGCCCGAGGTAATCCAGGGGTATCGTAGAGGACACTGAAACGGCTCGATGTTACTTGGTCGGTCTTCACCCGATAGTTCCAAGTTTCGCCAAAGACTAGCGTGAAGCCTTCGCCCTTGCGGCAAAAGCCGGACCCCTTGCGTAGCTCGGCGCCGATCAGTTCGTTAGCCATTTCAGTTCCTTGCTAGTGCGAGTCTTGGGGCTGCTTCGTTCATCTGGTTGGCCTTGCGTGTCTCGGCTAGCAGGTCGCTTTGCCATTTCTTCCGCTCGGCCTTTTCCGCTGCGTCGGCTCGCTGGTTTAGTAAGAATGCTGCCGCTTCTTTTGATCCGGCTCGCATTGATGGAGCGATCGATTTAGCGATCATTTCGCCAGGGTCGCCAAATCGGCCTTCGGTCTTCTGCTTGCGTTCTTGCATGGTCGCAAAGTCGCTTCGGGCCATGATTGATTGCTCGGCCAGTGCTGCCCGTTTGCGAATGCCTTCCTTCTGCTTTTCGTTGTTGCCGGCTTCGACAAGTTGGCGTTTGAACATTGCGTCTAGCTCTGCGTATTCCTTGCGTAACGAATCGCTAGCCAAGAATCCTTGGTCTTTCATTTCAGCAACGCGCTTTTGGATTTCTAGCTCTTTGTTTGCCGCCTCGATCGAAGCATGAGCCGCATTGAGTTCGTTGAGCCGCCGCGTTTCGTCCATGTCCATCATGGCCGCTTTAGCTTGCTGCTTTTCGCCTTCGGTCATGCCGAATGTATCGTCCATCAATTGCGACTTGCGGAATGCTTCTTCGTTGCCTCCGAACCCTGCCTTGCGTCGATCTTCCGTAGCCTGCTTAATCCGCGATTGAAACGCTGAACGCTCGGCATCGATTCGCTTGTTATCGGCATCGATCGCCGCCTGTTGAGCCTTGGCTTTTCGTTCCTCTGCATCGGCCCGCTCTTTTGCTAACTTGGTCTTGGTCGCTTCGGCCTCGACGGCCTTTTTATCAAGTTCTTCGGCGATTTTCTTGGCCTTGTTCGCCGCTTCGATTTCGCGATAGTAATTGTTGGCGCTTCCGGTCAGGGTAGCCCACCAACCCGCCATAGCCTCGCCGCGTTTTGGCGTGTCCTCGATGGTCTTGTTGATTAGGTCCAAAGCTTTATTGACGCCCGGGGTGACCTCTCTGCCAATGCCCGCAAGGAAGCTTTGATAGTGCGTTTGCAGCTTGGCGATCTTTACGGCCGTAGTTCCGGCCATCTTGTCGTTCATTCCGTAGAATCGACCGCCAGCACTTGTCGCGGTTTCCATCGCCTTAGCGACTTCCTCGAAGGAAACTTTTCCGTCCTCCATTCGCTTGCGTAGCGATGCCATCGATTCGCCGGTCGTCCGGCTGATTTCTTGCAGTGGGTTAAACCCTGCGTTAATCATTTGCAGGACTTCTTGGCCCATCAATCGCCCGTTGGCCCTGACTTGACCAAAGGCCAGGGTGAGCGATTGCATTTTCTCATTGTTGCCCATCGAGATTTCGGACAGCTTATTTAGCGTCGGGATTACCTCATTGACGCTCAGCCCGTAGCCCAAGAGCACCTTTGATGAGTCTTGAAACTGCGTAGCCGATAGAGCCGATTTTTGGTCAAGCTCGATCGTCGCATCGATCAGCTTTTTGGCCGCCGCTGCCGATCCTGTCAGCACCTCCATTTGTGCTTGGATCTGTTCGCGTGCCATCGCAACCTTCAACCCGGCTTGCCCTAAGTCGGCGATCGACTTGACGGCCCCTATCGCAAGCCCTGCCGCACCCACTCGACCAAGAGCACCCGCTAGGCCATTGACGTTTTGCGTCGTTACGTCGACCTTGGCCCAGCCTCGAAACGGGTCAGGTATTTCGGATCCTAGTTGCTGCCTAGACATCGCATCGGCTCGATACTTTGCCATCTTGGCTTGCTTGTCGGCTAGCACCTTGGCCGTTTGAGCCTCTGCCGCTGCTTGCACCTTGGCCGCTTCTGCCGCTGCCCGCTCGGACTCCGCTAGCTTTCGGTTGGCCTCTGCTTGGCGATCGGCGTAGATAGCCGCTACGCCGTGCTTCTTGGCTAGCTGATCAACCGCTGCATTGTAGCTAGCCGCATTGATACCGCCCGCTGCAAAGGCCCTGTCAAGTAACGCAACATCTTTGGCTAACTTCTGGAATGGCGTTTCGGATGCTTTGATCGTTCGCGATAGATTCGACAATTCGCCCCGAGTAAACTGTCCGCCCTTGCGCAGTTCCTCGATGTCCATGCCGACTTTGATATTCGCAATGTTGATCGTCTGGGCCATTACTTTTTAGCTCCCATCATTGCTTTCATCTGGCTGGCTATCGCTTCGCTGTTTTCAATCGCCGCTCGGATCTCGCTTGCTACGCTCTTCTTTGGCCGCCTGTAGCGTTCTGGCATATAGTCGACTGCTTCGGGTGCATCGCTGCCAGCCTTCGCGTAAATGGGCAAATAAAGGGCCTCTAGCACCTTGGCAACTTGCATCCACACTTCGCCCATGGGCTCAACTTGCTCCCATGCTAGCCACTGATTTAGCTTGCCAGCCGGAAGGCTAGCAAGCCATGCCATCGGATCTTCGATACCTAGCCGCTCTGCGAGCCTGAACGCCGTTCTTAGGCGTCGGCTCTTTCGGATTTTTTTGCAAGGTCGTTTATCTCCCGCTCATCGTAGTCTGAGAGGTCGAGGCATGCCGCATAGAGGGGAGCGATCAGGGACTTTACAGAACCTCGGATCTTCTCCCAATTTTGCTTGACTACCTTGCCGTTTTCGTCGACGTCATCGGTAAGGATTAACTCCCCGTTTTCGTCGATTAGGCTATAGGCGACAAGCAACGCACGATGCCGATTAACCTCCCAGGACCCACCCTTGCTTTGCATTCGGATTTCCATTTCCGAAGCGTCGGCCTCGGAGATTTCCCGAACCGTAAACACTTGATCGCCGATTGTGACATCCTTGGTCCTCAAGGGCCTAGATGCCATCGCTAGGAACGCTTCTCGCTTACTCGTCATCGTCGTCCTGCCCTTCCTCATCGAGTGCCCTTTGAACCGCTTCGACGAATTGCCGCGAGTGCTGTTCAGGCCCTTCCACCTTGACCGACTCAATGCCTTGACCCTCAGCCGCCTCAAGCTCGAGCATTGCCAACGCTTCAAGCGTCAAGGCATCATGCGGGAACTGCAAAAGTGGTTGAATCTGCGAGACTTGGCCGTATGGCAAATAGCCAACCAAAGCCCCATCGAAAAGGATCTGGAACTGCTTTAGCTTGACTTCGGAACCGTCGAACTTAATTCCAAATTGTTGTTTGAGTGCGAACAAAATAGCCTCCTAATTAGGCAGGGGTGAAGGTGATTGCTGTAGCACCATCGAATTGCAAGACGTACTTGCCCTTCATAATGTTGCCCTTCTCGGCTGACGGGAATTCAACTTCTTTGACGAATGCCGTTCCTTGGTACGATCCTGCACCTGGCAGTGTGATCGTAGTGGCGATGCCCGCGTAGGGCTCGGCAGATGGAATCATTGCGGTTGTAAGCGGTGGAGCCGCCCCGAGCCAGTTAAACTCCACTTCCAAATCGGGATTCTTTCGCAAGTCTCCCGGTCGGTCTTCCTCAAATCCGGTCGTGCCGAGATGCGAAATGTTGAGGACATCAACACCGATCTTGATATTGCCGATCCGAGTAACTTGAGTCGTTACCAACCCAGTACCGGAAATGGTCGCTCCGAGTCCGGTTCTCGCTTTCGTCAACGCTGCCATAGTTAAGGCTCTCCATAGTGAACCAAGAGGTCGAAACTAACAATGTACCGATGCTCTTGGCTGCCATCGGTAGGTGGTTCTTGCATGTATTCATCCCCGGAATCGAAATCGACTCCATCGAGGTCATAGCCGCTAACGGTCCCCCTAAATGAATCAATTCCGGTTTCGCGAATCGCTCTTTCGATCGCGTTGCATGTGCTTCGCGTCGTTGCGTAGCAATCAAGGGTAAATCGAGCGTGAGCCGACTTGCCTACGCCGCTTAGCATGTGGTCCCGCTGTGTCGATGTGACGTAGTAGACAACCGCCGGAAGTTGCGCACCCTCGACCATTGCATCGGGATACATTCGCTGCCCGATCAATGCCGATACTGTCCCGTAGGAAAGCAGTTTGGTTCGTATTGCTTCGCCGATTGCCGACAAGGTTTAGCGCTCCCCGCTAACGATGAAAATATCCTTGGCGGTTTCGCTTGATCCTGCGATTATCCGAATTGTTCGAACGCCTTCAAAAACGTCGGGATTTAATGCGATGTACCGACTAGCTGCTACTGTCAGCGAGTACGCCGACGATCCGTTGTAGAGGTCGAAAAAGGTAGCCCCGTCGTCTAGTGAGCACTGAAACGCGACGGAGGTGCTAGCTAATCCCGCTGGAGTGACGATCGCTAGCGGGATGGTCCCTTGGAGCTTTAGCCCAGTCGATGTCGTACCGCTTGCAAATGTCACCTTGTCGGTCAGTTTAATGTTTTTAGCCAAGTCGAAGCTCCTTGATTTCCTTTTGAAGTTGGGCCGAAAATTCAGCCTCGGCGGTTGATCGCGTTTGGTCGAAGGCTCGGACCGTTGCCCGCTCTTGGACCGGGAATCTGGCGATCGTTGGATTGTTTCTTTTTTCTGCGTTGGCCTTCGTGTTTTGCGATTGCCCGCGAGTGTAGGTATATGACGTGCCTCGACGGCTGGTTGATACGATCGTCTGCCCAGGCTTACCCCAATGGTAGCGAGTGTATCTATCGCCCTTTTTCGACGGCATGACGAACTGTTGTTTGTTGCCCTTCGGGTAAGTCGCACCGATCCAAACTACCACGCCGCTCTTGCCTACCTTGTGGGAAAAGTGCTGCTTTGAATCGTTTTGAAAGTTTGCCGCATTCTTGAATCTTTTCGACCATTTGCGCCGAGAGCCGGATTCCCTAGACGATCTTGCTTGCGTCCCTGCTCGCCTTGCGATCGGCCTGCCAAACGCCCCGAGGCATCGACCCAATGGGCCATTGCGAAGCAATACCGGGATGTCCGACACTGCTTCGATGAGCTTGTGATTGATTTCAATTTTCGTGCTCAAGATACCACCGCCGAGCATACCAAAAGGATGTATTTTCGTAGCCCGTCAACCGGATTGATTGCCGTGATTCCGTACTGTTCGCCATCGAAGGAGACCCGCATTTTTACCGTGTAACCGGATCGATACCTAACGCGGAATACTGCCCTTGTCCCTGCCTCAAGTTGACGACCGCGCATTGACTCGAAGCCGCCGGTTGGTTGCCATTCGCAAGGCTCGTCGACGACGTAAGGGGTCCAAGTGACGATAGGCTGCCCGGCTGCGTCCTGGGTCTCTGTTGGCTGCTGAATGGTGCATCGATGTCGCAACGCACCTAGCCGAAGGTCTCTTGGCCTGCCGCTCATGGGTAGCTACTCCTCATGAATCGACGTACAAGCATTTCGTAAGGTCGCATCGTTTGCATCGCTTCGGACATCAGCATGTCCCGGTTCTCGAAGTAGTGAGCGATCAGCATGAGCATCGCGGATTTCGCAACTGCTGGCACCTTTGACCCGTCGCTAGAGTAGCCGCATTGGTAATTGATCGACCAGGCGTCCCATCTGGCCGTGGTCCCTGGTAACACCTGCAAATAGGCGATACGGATCTGATCAACATGGAGTTGATAAATCGACGATGGCAATGTCTGCAGCGTGTTGCCGCCGTCGAAGTATTGAATCGAGGTAATCGAGTGAATCGGCGATCTCGGCAAGGTCAGCCCATCGGTCCAGGCTGGGATCCTGATCCGAAGCGTCCGAAAGCACGTTGCCGAATCGGTATCGTGCTCCCACTGCTCCCTTGCTGCTTGAATGAACGCCGCGATGTGAACATCATGGCTAGTGTCGCTGCTTGCGATTTCTAGTTGTTTCTTGGCTTCGCTTAGGGTGATCGGCTCGGCTGTCGGCCCGGTCACAATCTCCGGTATCAATCGCACGTGCTATTCCCCTTTGAATCAAGATTAACGCTACGCCGTCCTGCAAGCTTTCCAGCCTATAGCCGACTGGGAAGCCTTGCCACATTTCAAGTAGATCGACTACCACTAGACCACTCGGCAAACGTCGCCGTCTGCTGCGCCGGTCGAGGTCGATGGAGCGATCTTGGCTTTGCTCAGTACAGCCACCGCCGCAACAAATCCGCCCGATGTCCCATCGCCAAAAGTGACGACAAGCTTGAGGAATGGATTCTTGCCTCGGAGGTCGATCTGAAAGACGCATGTTTGGCCGTCGTCCGTTGCCGATGGCAGGGCCAGGGTTGCGTCACCCATGCCCGATCCGCCCGCGAAGGTTGCACCGGTAATGTCGGCATAAGATCCGCCGCTGGTCGCGCTGTTCTGAACCTTGAGGGCCGTCAACGCAATGTCGGTCGCTCCAAGTTGGACGATGATCGTTGCGTAGTCAAACCCTCGACAGTCGATAACGTCAGCGGTAGCTGATGCGTTATCGAGAATAGCCGCTGGCTTGATCGCCGTCACGAATTTCGACTGTTGAAGTACGTTCAAAATGTCACCTTCTTTCTATTGGATAAATTAGGCTGCTGCCTTGAGTTGGACGATTGGACCAGCGACGTTTGCATCGCCGATTTCGTGGACGTTGATGTCGTAACGGAGATTGGAGAATACCCCGATCTGATCGTATTCGACGTAACGCGAAGCATCGGATTTGATCGTCAAGGATCGACGATTGCCGAGCGTGCAAGCCATCGAGAGGTCGCCGAAATACGCAAACTTGGTCGAGCCGCTGATTGTGCTCGGAAGCGTCTGGCTGAATACCACTGGATAGCCCATAAATTGCTGAACCGGAGCCCCGGCTAGATCCATGACGGTATTGCCACCGAGAGCGTACTGGAGTCGTGCCATGACGTTCCAGTAAACCGCCGAGTGAACAAACCATACTGGGCGAATACCTGGGAACTGCGGAAGCTTCGATACCGCATCTTGGAACACTGCTACGGTCAAGGTCGCTGCCGTGTTGAGCCCTGCTCCCGCTGTTGCAACCGATCCAGCCGCCAGCACGTTGGCAAGCCCGACGATACCGCCGTATGTCGGCAGTCCATCGCCAAGGAAACCGCAAGCGTCTTGCTTGACTGCGTGTTGATATGCGATCTCGGTCACCAGCATGTCGGCAATGGAGATGATTGCATCCTCAGACAACTCCGAGCTAACGCGGGTAAGCGTGCCGAACTTTCGAGCGACCAGGTTGACTTGGTTGACGGTCATATCGGACGCCGTAAATTCAGCCGATTCCCCGATGGCGTAAGCAGTCAAGCCGCTGAGCCTACGAGGGATGGTCACGCTATCGGAGGTCATAGGGTAATTGCGTGCGTAGCGTGCAAATACGCCGTAGTCCTCGACCAGCCGAATAACCGCCGACTCAAATTGAGGGGGCACCAAAGCACCGCCCTTTAGGTCATCGTTTTCGCCCATCGCGTTTTGCACCGGGATGCCATTGTCTCGGCACCACTGGACCGCTTTTACGTTGCCGGTCGTCGCGAGGAAGAATTGACCGCTAGTGTAGGCGTCAGCCTCGGCGGTTGGCCCTGTGAAATTCTTGACCGATCCTCGGCGATGAGCCGATGGAACGCGAATATCAGAGCCCTGGAGCCCTTGAGTTTCTCGGGCCTGTCGAGCCGAGTTGCTTACCGCTGTCTCGATGCGAATGGCCCGCTCTCGCTCTTTGGCAAGATTGGCGATCTGGCCGGGGTTCTTGTCGTCGCCGACGATCGAATCGATCTCGGTTTGCTCGTCTGCCAAAAGGTCGCGGTTGTCTTGCTGTGCTACCGCTTGAATAGCCGACACTTTGGCCTGTAAAGTTTCGATCTCTGCTTGCAATTGCTTGCTAGTTTTCATTTCCGACTGCTCCTGTGAGTTGTGGCAGTCGGTAAACCAAAGTAGCGGCATGACTGCCACGGGACAAAAAATTGAACCGTGATCGTCTTGCCGCTAATCAGTTGCAAGTTGCGTGAGACTTTCGCTCAGGCTCTAAAACCTTAGCATGGCTATTTCGCGGAGTCAAGACCCCGCGTAAACTGAGCCATCTTCGAGCGAAGCAAATTCGATTTCGCTTGGTCGAATTGCGAGGTCATTTTCTTTTTCTTCTTGTCGGTATCCTTGCCATATCGAGCCGTCGCAAGTCCGGCTGCAATCGCCTCATCGACACCGAACCAGGTCTCTGCCGATAGCATGGCCTCGATTGCTGCTTTGTCGTCGGTCAAGTATTGGCTGTAGATGTCCAATAGCGAAGCGTCGTAAGACTCAAGAGCCTGCAGCGTCTTGCGGATCTCTTCCTGGTTGCCAAATGCAATGCTCATCGCTCGATGAATCATTACCCTAGATCCGTCGTTCATGAGCCGCTTGGATCCTGCCAGGAAAATGACGCTAGCAGCCGATGCTGCTAGGCTGTCGTTGATCGTAGTCACTTCCCCCGGGTAGTCTCTGAGGATGTTGAAGATGTCGATCCCCTCATCGGCCGCGCCTCCTGGGGAGTTGATCCGAACCGTAATAGGGCCATCGCCGAAAGACTTTAGAGCCTTCCGCACCCCGCCCTTGGTGATCGGATCGTCGCCCCATCCGTCACCGACAACCCCGCTTAAAATGATTTCGTTGGTTTCGTTGTGAATCTCAATCATTCTTCTGCCCTTTCAAAGCAAATAGCCTGTTTTCCCAGCCTTTAACCGTGTTTTCTACCGCAGTTCGTAGGTCTTTCGGCCCATGTTTGGCCGCAAGTTCTGCTAGCTGCCGCGTCGATTCCTGGCAATGGACCCGAGCTAAATCCCGGTCGAGTCCGATTGCTTCGATCTTGTCCGCTAGTTTAGCCTCCCACTTGGGGTAGTTCTTGCCAATCCAGGCCACAAATTGTGCCTTTCCAGCCGCGTTGGTCGCGTTGTTGGCCTCAGTTCGGATTAGGCTCCGTAGCGTCTCATCGACCGCCCTAGCGTTCCTAGCCTGGGTTTGCGTGTCGCCTTCACTGTCGTCTTCGTCTTGATCGTCGCTTGGGTCTTCATCGTCGCTAGAATCGCCCTTGCTGCCCCCAGCCGATTGGATATTCGGGTTGATAAACTCATCGCCCCCCGCGTAGGGGTTCAAGTCTAGCTTTGATCGGCATTCGTTCGGGTTCATGATTCGCGACGAAATAGCGATTGAGAATGCGTCGATGGTTTCCTTTAGTGCCGTTCTGAGAATCGCCCCCGTGTTGAATTTGAAATAGACCTTGCGAAGTCGCTTTTCGGTCGGCGTTCGGAGTTTCATATCGCATTGCTCCTCGAACTGGACCAGCCATCGATCGAGGCACTGAAGGTAGGCAATCTGCGTCTGCTCCCTGGAGCTATAGGAATCCGTCTCGCCATCGCCCGGCATTCCCTCCAGCCCGAAGAGCATCCCGATATCCTGGCGATTGAACTTTTGAAGCTCAACGAATTGAGCGTCGTTGTTGTTCATCGACACCGCGTTAGCCTTTACGCCTTCGCGTAGTAAGCCTGCCTTACCTGCGTTCTCGCTGCCCGCTTCCGCTGCGTTAAAGCCATCGATAAACGCTTTAGCGTCTTCATCCTTGCGGTACGCTCCTTGAGGAGCTTCAAGAAACAGCTTGCCGCGAAACCCCTTGGCAATTTGCTGGTTTTGAAACCTGCCTGCCTCTTTGGAGGTGCTGAAAATGATATTCGCCAAATCTAGCAAGCCTAGCCCGTCGATGCCGTTCCAAGAAAAGCCACTCAGGTGCAATACGTCTTCATCGTGATAGACCAAATACCCGTTCTTGTCAGTGTCGAAAGTATCAAATAGCTCGGTCCTAGTCTGGTCTTCAGGCTTGTAGGCATGGTATTTTTCGCCCTCGTGAATCACTGTCCAGGTTTGCTCTGGCATCATAGGGATAAGCTCATCGATGCCGTCGCCGTTGCGGATGATTGCCGCCCTGCCGTTACCCTTCATAATCGCATGACTTAAAATCTGCTGCTTAAAAACCGTGGGGCTTTGAATCTTGTTTGGTTGCTCTCTGAGTAGCCTGTAGCCGTCATGCGTCAAATCGTTTTTCGATCCTTCGCCTACAACCCGCTTAACGTCGATGGGCAATCTCGCAAAATCCCCGGTCAGCTTGTTGTGCGCGAAGAACGCTGGAGGGATGCCCATAGCGTCCTTGATTCCAACCCTGGCCGGATTAACATCCCAGTTGAAACCAGCCCACTGAACCAATCGAGAAAGCATGTCCATTCACTCACCCCTTAAATGACGTAAAGTTTCCCGGTAGACCGCTCAGGCTGTAGGCTTGCGATCCTATAGGCCATTACTGCTGCAACGATTGGGTCAATCTTGTCTTTGCTTTTCGCTTTATCGAACATCCACCGATCTTGGCGATCCTTGCAGATTATAGCGTTATTCGCGCACCAACGCAGTAGTTTTGAATCGGCAAATACTAGCCGCCCGTTTTTCATCAGGTCAATAAAGTCGCGGATTGCCTCGTTGAAGTTGGCTTGGTTCTGCGCCATCCGGGCCGCTGTTACGCCTGCCTTAGTCAACTTCTCTCCGAGTTGCTGCCCGTTGTACGGATCGTAAGCCGCTGCACCGATGTCGTTAGCTTCAAGGTCGGCTAGTAGTGATTCGGTTAGTTCTTCAATCGGGTAGTCAGCCTTGATTATTTCCTCGTCGAAAATGAACTGCGAAAATGGCATCGCCGTAAGGTCGCGGTTACTGTTCGATGCAATGTAAGCCTTGGTTCGGATTTCGTATCGATAGACGGTCTTTCCTTTGTCGTCGGTGTCAATTGGGAATCTGGCACAAGTAGCGTAAGCTGCCAAGTCGTCGCGTGCTCCAAGGTCAATACCGGCCCCGTAGCCGTCAGCCTGGGACCAATCCGAGTAAGGCTTAACACACTTCTCAAAGTCCTCAAGGTCGAAGGCTTTCTCGATCGATGAAACAATTCGGTTGCCGTGGAACCGATCAAGTAGGTTTCGCCCGATTGCGGTATGGCGAAATTTATTGACTTGCTCCCGAAGGTATTCAGCCTTGACCGAAACGCCTAAATTCGGGTTGGATTTTAGCCAGGTGCTTTCGTCCTCAAAGTCGTCGTCCTTGTCTAGTTCGTAGATCAAAGCAAATAGCGTTTCGTCTTTGTGGATGCCTGAGACTACATTGACCGCGTAGTCGTATTCTTCGAGCCACAATTGTGACTTATCATCGCCCGCCGTCGTTATGATGATATGGAGCGGTTGGGATCGTGAAGCTCCGCCCGTGACCATCGTGTCGTAGAATTTTCGGTGGTGCTGGCCCCATGCGTGAAGCTCATCCATTACCACGCCGTGAGGATTCAGCCCGTCAAAAGGCTTATCGGAAGACACCTTGCGAATATACGATTGATTGTGCTCGTAGGTTATCGTTTCGTTTTTGATGTCGGTCCGTCTCTTCATCATTGACGATTGGTTGACCATGCGTTCGCATTCGCCGTAGGCTATTTCTGCCTGCTCTTTTTTCGTTGCCGTCAAAAGAATCTGCCCAATAGCTTCGGGCTTACCCGTCCTCGGGTCGATGTCGGCCATTGCTAGGTAGTGGCAAAGACCCGCAACAAAGGTCGTCTTGCCATTCTTGCGTGCCATCGACCAATAGACTTTGCGGAATCGCCTGGTTCGATCCTCGTCGCGCCGCCATCCGAAAATGTTCGATAGCCCGAATAACTGCCAGTCCTCAAGCGTCAGTGGCTTGCCGGCATATTCGCCGATCGAGTGACGAAGGATGAGCGGGAAAAATTCGCAAACTGAAGTGGCCTTGACCGGATCGAAGTAATACGGGAAGTCTTGCGACGATTGCCGCTTCATGTCCAGCCGAAAGCGTAACACCGCATCCTTTACGCGATCGCACGCAACGATCGAACCGTCTTCGACAGCTTGGCAGTAGTCCTCGACTCGTAGCGGGATTCCGCTTGCGATCAACTTGTCGACCTCGCTAGCCACTGGGCAAATTCGTCCTCTTCTTCCGTCTGTGGTGCCTTGAGTCTCGATCGGCTCGATGGGGTTAGGCCCAGTTCCGCTTCACGCTTTAAGATTCGGTCGGAATAGGTGTGAAACTGATTGGCCTCGGGCTTGAGTTTGGTCCGCCCTTTTTCGTCCATGTCCGAAACCTGGCCGCCCTTAATGACATCCCACAGGGCCAGCATCATCGAGTAATCAAGGCAATAGCCTGCAATTAGCCCCTGATCGGTCACGGCTAGCAAGTTCATTGATTCGAGTTGGTCACAAACCCAGTGCCATCGGGACTTGGCAACCGGATCGTCTTCGACGGCATCGGGAATCCTTGGCCTGCCTAACTTCGGTTTCGGCTCTTCTGCGTTGCGTCGCTGTGGGTTCTTGGCAAATGCCCCCGAAGCCTCTTTGGTGGCGTTAGAAAGCGGTTTACGGCCCTTTACCACGATGCAACCCCCAATTTTGTGGAGCCACACGGAAGCGATCGCGACCGCACA